GAAGAAAAAAGGGCCTTTTCTGATTGCTTTTTGAATTCCTCTTTTCTTTGGTTCATGTAGAAATTCACCTGGAAATTTATCTTCATCCATTTCTTCAATTACAATTAATGATGCCTCACCTAATGAGTTATTTTCAACTGACCAATATATTTCAGGATTGTTATTTCCAAGTTCGGTCATTTCATCTTTTATAATAGATAATATATCATGCATAGTTTTTACTTGACCTCTAACATCTGTACGATTGCTTTGCCATTCAGCAACTTGTACTAGTTCTGGTAAAGACCAAACTTCAATAGCTGAAAAGTCTCCTCCAGTACCCATAGCAGGATCAAGACCAACTACATAAGTAGAATTTTTATTAATTTTTTCATACCATCTCACTTGACCTGTTTTATGTATTGGTTCTTTTCCTTTTAAGTGAGAAAGTTTTATACTATCAACAAGTGTTTCATCAAAGGCAATAAATTGGCATTCATGTTCACGCAAAAATCTTTCCTCACCAACACGTGTTCTTTCTTCTTTTGCCCATTCATTATCTCTGTCAGGATGTTCGTCCCATATTGCTTTGAAGGGTTTAAATCCATTTATACCTGTTTCTTTTTCATTACCATTTTCATCTATATTTTTATTGGCTCCACTCCATATAAGAGCAAATTGGTCATCATCTAAGTTTGGCGTAGATGTAATAATAGCCTTACCACCTGTTGCTAGTGTAGGAGAAATTGAAGTCCAAAATTCTTTTGCAATATTAGGTCTTACAAATGCAAACTCATCACAGTATAGCAAAGAAATAGAAAGACCACGACCTGTATTTTCTGTAGTTGCTTGTGCGATAATACGTGAACCATTATCAAACTCCAAACTTCCTTTGTTGTAACTTGTAACACCTGCTCTAATATGGTCTGGACATAATTCATATGCATGTCTAATTCTATGCATAATTTCTTGGGCACCAGAATATTTGTGAGCCGCAATTAAGATAGTTTGGTCAGGATTGAACATTGCATACCATAATAGATATCCAGCCGCAGTTGTAGATTTTCCCATTTGTCTTCCAAGCATGGAAATAGAAAATCTATAATTATGATAAGAATGCAATAAACCTTTTTGAAATGTATAAGCATCATACGTCATACTACCTCTTGTAGGATGCTGAATCTTAAAATAATTATTTAAAAAATAAAAAGGATCATTTGCACATTTGCTAAAATCTAATAATTGTTGATTGCTAAATTGTGTTTTTTGATATGCTTTTTTTGTTAAATCTGCCATAATTAAATACTCATTTAATTATATTTATGCATAAAAAAAGCAGTCCAAAAGAACTGCTTTTATGGTAACTAATTTAGATGAATTATTATTTGTTTTCTTCGTGTTCATCATCCATTATTGGTTCTACATCACTTGGAAGTGTATCATGATCCTCATCTAGTGGTTCAACCCATTCAATGTCATCATGATTATGCATATCTGCACCTGTTTCATATAATGCTTGTGTATGCATATCATTTGTCCAATCTGATGCATGAGTATCATAGTTCACTTGGTCTTCAGGAACATATGCCCATGTCATAGCTGGTGCATCATCTTGATTATCTTGGTGTTCCAATAACTCTTCCATAAGGTCACGTGCATTTTTTCTTTTATCAAGTTCAATTCCACATGCTCTTCCTTCTTGTTCTAGCATATCTTTGACGTTTTTCTCCATCTCAGATGCCTGATGCTGAAGGTCCTCCATCATCTGTATCATCATCTCTTTATCATACATGATTGTCTCCTCTTTACCTTAGGTGGTAATCTAGTTGTGCATAATTGCACTAGTATTTATTGGATTATAAAGATTATTGTGCGTTTGAAGATGATTTATTAGACATCATCTTATTAGCAACTGCCGACGCTCCAGCACGTGCCGCCGTACCTTTGATGCCTTTTTTCAACAATGCACCACCGACTGCTTTCGCTACTGGTGCCAACACTGCTAATGGGGCTATTTCATCAACTTGTTCATCTGAACTCGTTTTTTCGATGTTTGCTAATTTTTGTAATCTATCTAATTCAGATTGTAAGCCTGTATCTTCTACTTCTTCGGAATTTTTTTGTTCACTAGTTGATTCTACCATACCTAAATCATCTAATCTAGTTATGATCCAATCCATTGGATCTCCGTCTCTAGCTTTTTGTGTACCATAAGGCATTTCATCTGAATAGTAATCAAATAAGTCTTGATATAGTTCTCCATCAAGTTCCATATCGTCTATACTTGATACACCATGTTTGGCTAAGATTGCTTTGACTTCATCTGCTTCAAAACCTTCTTCGATTGATTCATTTTTCTTAAGTTTGTTTTTCTTACGGAGTAATTCAGTCATTTCATCACTACTCTGAATCTGGTTTGCTTTTTGTGGATCACCGTCGTCTTTGGCTTTCTTTGCCATGTCTTTTAATTTTTGAATTTGTGCTTCGACTTTATCTAAACTGCCAGGTGTTCCTACTTTACCTTCTTCAACTTCTTCAAACTCATTCATTAAAGATTCAAAGATTTCATTTTCATCTAAAGAATATTCTAATGGATTATCACCTCTTGAAGGTGCTTTATCTAAACTTTTCTTTTGTTTTGGAATACTTTCACCTGATTTTTTTGAATAGTCATCTAAATCTAACTTATCGTTAGCTGGTGTTGGTTGGTATTCATTTTCTTCTATGCTTTCATCACAACCACATGATGCGTCCTGCATACCTGCTAAATGCATCATACGTAAAATTTCGTCTGAATGTTCTGTGCTTGTGTTTGAAGTAGTGACTGACTTACCATTATCATCAGTAACAGTTAAATTGTAATGCTTACTCATTTTTCATCTCCTGAGATAACAGAAGGACTTGATTTTTCTTCCTTATCCATTTGTTCAGGTGCTGGGTCTCTTTTTTCTTTTGGACTTAATTCATTTTCTTTTGTTTCCATCTCTTTTGGTGTAAGAGTTTTTAAGAAATCATCGATAAATGTACGTCCATAGTTTTTACCTGCATCTGATTCTGATTTTTCTTCGGAAGTAAGTAAAGGTTCTGCATTTTCATCTTTATCTTCTTCCTCTGTTGGTTCCCATCCTTCAGGATGTACTGCAACATGTTTAATATGCATACACAATTGGTCTGCTAATTGTTGACGTAAGATATCGGCTGATACAGGGTAACCTGTAACAACATCAATCTTAGATACTTCTGAATTTTCTACATCTTTAAAGAACATAGGATTTTTAGAGATAGGTGTTTTTGATGTTTTAGACATATTTCTTAAATCGTATTTGCCTAAAAACTTTTCAATTCTATCTTCTGCGTTTTCATCTATATCACAACAAAAACGTAGAGTCATTTTATGCTCTTTTTCTGATTCTGTTAAAAATTCTTTAAAACTTTTCATGTTGTACTCCAACGTATAATCTTATTTATCATTTTTGTTTATTTTTCTTTATTTTGTTCTTTAACCTCGTCTGCTACCTTCTGTGCAGAGGCGATTCTTTTCAATAATTCGTTTCTATCTATGTTTAGAGAGCCTTCAGCGGTGATTTCCTCGTCTGTTTTACTAGTATCCCTATCTTTTTGATGATCCAACTTAGCTTTTTGCAGTTGTAGATTAATCATACGTAGTTTTCTATCTACTTTACTGTCTTTTGCCTCTTTTGCTGTTTTTAGTAGCTGATTTGCTGTTTCTAGTATCTTTGCACCTGCATGTACTTCGACATTCATACCTAATTGTAGTAAATCTTCAAATGTTTTCAATGCTTTAGCATGAATATCATCCATTTCTCTATCATGCTCATTTAAGTCTGTAACAACAGGCAAAGCCGCATCGATTTTTTCAGTATTTTCGATTTCAGTATTTAATAATTCTGTTATTTCTTGAGATTCTTCAATAGTAGGAGTATTAGTATCTTCTTCATCTTCGGCAGATATATTAAACGTTTCTTCTAGTTTCTTGGTCATTAGTTAATACCTTTCATTATTCTATTTATATTAACTTCTAACATTATTTTTTCTTTCGTCTAACAGGCTTGGGTTTTTTAGTGTTTTGATATATATCATTCTCATTAAGGACACGAAAACGCATACCTTTCTTTTTTGCCCAATGAGTTGCCGCATCCCATTTAGCATAATTCTGTACAACTGCCATTTTATCAGTACGTCTTCTTGCAAGGTCTGGATTAGATTGTGTAGCAGGTTTTATTTCTATTAATTCTGCATTTTTGTTTCCTTTTTTGTCCATATATACTATTACAAAGTCAGGAACATATGCGGTTACTTTTCCATTCAATGGATTTTGATATGTTATCTTGCAAGGTTCACTAGCCCAAGCAACTACACTTGGATTATCATCACAAAAATTCATAAAAGTAAATTCCCAACTACTTCTAAAGGTAGGTTCACCCTTACCAGAATACTTCTGTGGGTTTTTTATAGTATATTTTCCTTTATGATATTTTTGTCTCATTCAAATATAGCCCTTGCGACATATTTATTTGGTGTTTGAGGTTTTATTTTACCTGTTTGATAACCAAATCGCAAAGTGCTATTAACTATGAATGAACCCAAGTCGTTGAGTTTGAAATCAGTACCGATTTCATCGACTAGATTATATGGACTTAAACCGTAAGCCCTTGAAACATTGACTAACTCTCTAGCAAATACGTTGGCTTTTTCTTCTGTAAAACCTTTTTTTGTTAGTTTAGCTTTTAGTACATCTATATCAAACGCCATTATCTAATCCCATTTGTTAAATTTTTTAAATTAGCAATGCTTGTTTGTGCATTGTTTAAAACTGTGCTAGTAGAATTAGCATTTAAATTTGAAGGAACAGTTGTAGTTTGTATTTGACCACCACTGACTGTTCTTGATTTATTAATTCCGTCTCTTATTATATCGCCTGCAACACCAAATCTACTTGTTGATGTTCTGCCATCTAAACTTCTTAAAGTACCTATGTTAGTATTTCCTAAAATACCTTGTGCCGCTGAATCTCTTATGTTACCCCAATTAATACTTCTTCCATTAAAGAAAGCATTTACTAATTCATTTTTTATTGCATTACCAAATTGACTTCCACCGTATGTTCCTGTTCCACCATCATATGTATTTCCCGTTACTGCAAAGTCTGCCACTTGAGGATATTTTGTTTCAGGTACGAAAGGATCTCTAAATCTAGATTCAGTTGGAACTGCCTCTATAAAATTATGTCTTGAAATAGCTTCTTGTATTTCTTGTCTAATTAAATCAGCCGCCCCATCCGCATCTGGACTTGTAGTTGCCGAGATAGCTAACTTATTATTAAGTTTCGATAATTCGTCTAATTTTTGTTGATTTATAAGGTTATTTTGAGCAGTAAATTTTTGTCTACTGTTTATTGCATTTTCATAATTTGCATTAGTATTTGGAACAAAGGTTTCGTTACCATCAAATACACTTGGTCTAATTAGGTCATTTAATTTATCATTTAATAAATCTGTTTTATATGTAGAATAGTCACCACCTTGTATATCACTTATAGCAGTTTCTACATCTAATGGAAGCCCATCCATCAACCAAGTTGGGAATGTTACTTCATCTGACATTGAGCCGAATACAATATTTTCTGGTTGAAGACCTATTTCTATTGTTTTAAGTTGTCCATCTGAATAGTCACTAGGACTAAATGTTATATTAGTTACAATAGGATTAATTAATTCAATCTTTTGTATTGCTCCAGACCTTGGAACTGTTCTATCATTTTGAGAAAATTGACTTTCACCTCGTGGGTCTAATGCATCTGTATTTGAACCATCAAGATTACCAAAGAAATGAAATATTACTACTTTCTCTAAACTATTATGAAATGCTTTGCCTTTATTTGAAAATTGTCTTCCTTGAACTGTATCTGGATCTGCATTTATTTCTTGTTCAATATTTGCTGAATCTGTTTTCATTCTTCCATTTTTGAAAAATTGTTGATATAGACCTTGTGCAAAATTAAACATTTGCCCATCAACAACATCATACATTGATAATTGAACTTCTGGATAATCAACACGTGTAGGAATATATACACGTTTTCCGTATCTATCTACAGGAATAGTAGTAGTGGCAACTGAAACACCACTTATACCTTTTGCAAATCTATTGAATGGAAGTTTTTTGTCAGTACCTTGAGTATCATGGAACTCAAGATAGAACATATCACCCGTCTTGGGTGCGAGTGTAATGGGTCCGACACCGCCGAACCCAAATCTGTTCCTAGCGTTAGCATTATCCTGTACAACGATATTGCCCTGCTTATTCTGACCGCCTTGTTTGGTATTAGCCATAATAGCTTACCCCAAATTAACCAAGAATGCTTGAATTATTTGTAAATACTGTATCAGGCATAATTTCAGTATCAGTGAATACCGCATTATCATATTGTAATGTAAGTACGATTGTTACTGGATCTGAAACTGAGTAATCTGATTGAGAATAATCTGCATTCTGAACAAAACAACCTTCAAGTTGCCATTGTTCGTTAGGGTTACCTGAGTTACCATCTAAAATTTCAATTAGTGTAGAAAACTTATAGTTTGTACCTGCCGCCGGACCAGCTTGATTTCTGTGGTTCAACTGAGACTGTACTTGTCTACCAACTAGTTTAGTTAGGTTGTTAGCTATATCATCACGTAGAGTAATTGTGATAGGTTCCCAAGTGTGTTTACCCATCATATACATACGTGAATTATATGAATCTACTGGAATTGATTCGTGTGTAATTTTAGGTCTAGTTACGTTCATAACTTGTCTTGTGAATTCAGTAGTATTAGTTGTAGTACCACCGAAACCTGCAACTTGTACACGGAAACGATAATTCAGTTTTGGCTGTAGAATACCTGAGCCAGTAACACCGTCACCGGAATCTGTAGGTACACCGAAAGTATTTAATGTTCTTGCCATGTTTTTGTCTCCTAAAAAGTTTCGAAACTTCTTTGTTTATAAGAGTATTTATCAATTATGATTGGAATTAAAGTTGTAGTTAATAAAAAGCCCCTTATTTCTAAGGGGCTTTAATAATTTTATGATTTTTCTCTAAATTATGCTAGAGATTCACCTGTATTTCTAATACGTAGTGGGATATAGATGAATTCTACTGACTTAGCTGGTTGAATAGCTACATCAACATATAGTTCATTTCTATCGATACGTGCTGGTGTGTTATTAGTTTCATCACAAACTACTAAGAAGTCATATAAACCTCTGTTTGTAACTAACTCACCACAAAAACGTTCTACTGCATCACGCATGTTATCACGTGTAATCTTATCGTTTTGTTCGAATAAGAAACCACGAGATAATTGATCCAAGTTGAAACGCATATAGTTTGTAAGTCTTGCAACATTGATACGGTCAAGTGCTGATGCAAATGCCTGTGTTGTCTTTTGACCATAAACTACTAGACCTTGATTTGGAAGGTCTGCGATTGGATTGATACGTCTTGTGTATAAAGCATCTCTTTGACCATTGCTTAGTTTAACTTGTGTAAACTCACTTTCATCATTTACATAACCAACTCTACTTGCGTTAGTTACAACACCTCGTGTCAATCCTGCTGGTGCGAACCATGGGAATGATACTTGGTCTGAAAATGCAATAGTACGTAGTGCCACTGCCGATGAAGGAATAACAACATCATTACCTGATAAGTCTGTAGATAGACCATGTGGGTAATAAACACCTGCGTATGTTTCTGCAGGAACGTTGTCAGTTGCCCAAGTTGAGATAGAAGTTGAATCTGATTTTAGTGTTAATGGAGTATCACCAATAACAAAAGCGATTTCTTTCTTATCTTTGTTTAGAGCAATCATTTCATCCATTAGTTCGTAGTAGCCTGGCGCTGATATTAGGTTGAAGTATACGGCTTCTGAACGTATACCATCGTTACCTGCAACTGCGGCCTGCATAGCTTCCACAACCATGTGTCTCTGTGCATGTGCACCAAATTTTCCTGAGCCATCTAAGTTTGAACCTGATGCCCATTCCCATTTGTTGCTTACGTATTTTTTAACATTGTATGTAGAATAATCCATGTTAACCATTAACATGTTTTCTGGATATAATTCTGCATTTACC